AAATATTGTCTTATGTCGGAATATCAAGTGTGCAATCTAAAATGACTTGCTGTAACCCGATTTCATTATCATATGTATTGTAAAGCCAATCGACATCAGCTTTGGCTATGTAAAAGCCCGAAGCCCCCCCGAATTGACCGCTGTACCCATGCAACGATTGTAGTATTAAATTACTTACATTCATAGCATCTTCAAATAACGTTGTAAATATTGATATTTGAAATATTGGTCGGTCAATGCTTTTGTTGTTTTGGTTTGTGCCTGTAAACACTTCTTGATGTATGTTACGCAAATTCCAAGTTATAAACTTTGGCTCAGTTGCAAAGTTCCGATTAAAGTTTGCATAAACGGGTATCGGTGTAACAATACTTGCCAATTGATATTGAATAGCTTGAGCATACGTAGCTGGGTTGTTTTGGCTCATAGTGGAGTGCTCGGGTCATTACGATAGCAAGTAAAAGTAATACTCATGCGGTCGTCTGCTTCAAATACATCGACAATACGCCAATCGTTAGACCGCCAAGTGATTGCAAACAGGCTCGTATTGTCTACAATTTGCTTTATATTTGGTGTGTAATTAAACGTTAATGTAACCATATCGCTGTAAATTCTATACCTTTCAGATATAAGCAAACTATTACGCACATCTTTTACAATTGCGCGTGATGTGAACCATTCTACAATCGTAGTTGTTTGTTCACCGTACAAATTTATGCCATTTGTAACGTTGTTTATGACTACGTTTTCGTATCGGGCGATACCCATCACATAACCAAAGGTTTGTAAGGTCGAAGCAAAGTTGACACGCCAAAAGGTATGTTTCGTAAATTCTCGGTAGTTGTATCACTACGCTGATTGTATATGTGAGTAAGCAACATCAAACCAGCCTGCTTAATAACTGGGTACTGTGCTAATGGACTCGCAATACACGTAAAATTTATTACAATTGGGTTTGCAATGGCAACATTCACGGGTTGCGGGATACCGACAACAACAACGCGGTTGCCTGATGGGTCGTAAAAATAGTTTGGGCTTGCTATTGTAGTTAATAGTGGTGGCGTGTCAGAGTTATAATACTTAACTGAATTAATCGTTACGCCTGCAATCCCCTGTGTCACTTCAGGCAAATCTAAAAACACTTGTGACGTGCTAAACGAACTAAACGCGCCGTAGTAGACCTGATAAGTTGTAGGGAATATGGACATACCTAAGTAGTCTTCAATCGCCATACGGGTCGCTAGGTCAAGGCTGTCAAGGTATCCATCTTGGCTGATGTCACCAAACATATTTAATTGTTGTGTGATTTCATCGTCGGTTAGCCATTGGCTTGTTATGTCTCGCGCAACCTGCTCAACTTTTTGATAGTTGAATGGGTTTCTGCTAGTACCTAAAAATGGGGTTTCAATTGACATTGTTTAACCTTTAACCAACTAACCGCACGCCTGCAAATACGTCATGCACTGTCGAGCAAACTCGTTTCTCTGCAAACAGATAAATAAAGCCCGGTGAAGTTTGATCAAAGCGCTTGATAGTAATCATTTCATCATCAGCAATGGTCATAAATCTTGACCAGTCCGCAAGATAAACAGGAAACTTGCCAGTGCCCGCCACGCTCATGTACGGGTTAGGTACAACACGATGACCAAAAATATACACCGCTGCGCCACCGTCATCGTCGCCAACCTCAATAAAATTGTTAGCTGTGCCTGACACTTTTAATTTCCGCAATGCGCTAATAGTTGTCGGGTGCATCATGTAAGCAGTGAATTCTTTATGCAAATACTGTGGCGGTAAAGCTGCTTGCAAATTAACTAAGTCATCATAAATAACTGCGCTTGCTGTTGCTTGCGTTACTTGTAAAACAGTATGCAGGCCGTTCGTAATTGCTGACCCACTTGTACCGAATGCGGCTGCGCTTGTTGAACCAGGATAATAATTTAAACCACGCAAGCCCTCAGTTGCACCGTAATTCACAGTTGTGCTTCCAGCTTGATCGTTGTTAAACATCATTGACAAGGCTTCTTGCTGAGAAAACTCAAACATTAAATCGTCAACAATCGAATCTTCAAGTCCATCAATATCTGATAGAACTGCTGTGCGAACTGGAACACCTGCGTTTATTGAACGTGTGGGCAATTGCCAAAATGATGTTGCAATATTTGGCGAGCCTGCATTGTTATTTAGCGGGTATCCCCACGGGTTATTTGACGCATTTTCAATTAATGTAGCGTTACCCGTTTTAACAACAAAGGCATGCTCTGAGCCTATGCCGTTAATAAGCCGAGCACCTTTACGCAATGGATTATGTTCACGTGCGGGTGCAAAGGCAACGTCATATATAACTCGCCCGCCTACATCTTGCCCTGAGCCAGTAAGAGATGATGCCTCTTTTAAATTAACAGTGGCTTCGCCTTCGGTGAGGGCTTTCTTTACTGATTCAAGGATTAAGCTCATAGTCTTTGTCCAAATAATTAAATTAAAGGAGGGGCTTTTACACCCCCCCATTCTTACTTAAGTAGCTGTGCCAGTGCTACGGTAGCGAACTATTGAAAATGGGTCAACAACAGAAGTTGCTAAACGCTTTTCACCGTAGAACGTGATGCTGCCGGGCAAGGTCTGATCGTACCTACTAAGAATCATATTCAAGCGATCAACAATGGTAAACCCTTTTTGGAAGTCACCAAAGTACATTGGGTACAAACTAGTTGTGCCAGCCGTACCCGTTGCAGATTGACTTGGCAAATCGAGGTAAGTACTTTCAACAACATCGTAACCAAGCATTGTACCAATCACGCCATCAACCGATAAACCCATATTGCGGTTAAAGATTGGTGCGCCATTGTCATCAACTAAACCACGAATTTGCGACATAAAAGTTGAGTTAACCATAAACTTTGCAGTTGGAACACGATACTGTGGTGCTAATGCAAACAGAAAGTTAACTAAGTCTTTATAAGTTACGTTAGAAGCACCTACTGTATTGACGTTTGAAGTCAACTGATCATACGTTGCAATGCTATGCAAACCAGCACTTGAACCTGTGCCACTTGTACCGAACGCTGCAACAGTAGTTTTGCCACCTGCATATGTCGCTGCTGCGCCTGCGTATTGATTCAAACCACGCAGGCCGTTAGAGCCGCCGTAAGGTAAGCTGGTTGCACCTTGATCGTTGTTTTGAATCATTGAAAAGGCTTCAGCTTGGCTAAACTCGGCCATCATATCGCTAACAACATTTGATTCCAAACCGTCAATGTCGTCAAGCGCTGCGGTGCGAACTGGGAATTGCACGTTTAAATCTTGTAACGTTAGTTGCCAAATGTTGGTTCCGACCGTAGTCGCAGAGCCGTTGTTCTGAATCGCATAACCCCATGCCGCGCCCGTGTTGCCAGTCTTTGCACGGAACTGGTACGTTGACCCGTCAGTAGCAACGGCACGTGCACAACCTCGCATTGGATTAGCTAAACGCAAAGCAACGAACACAGGGTCGTAACCTGTACGACCACCAACACCTGCGCCACCGCCCGTTAAGGCTGAGGCTTCTTTCATGTATGCGTCATATTGTGACTCATCTTCAAACATAGTTAATTCTTTTTCAACTTTTGCGCCTGATTTATAGAAGTTACTAATCTGCTCTTTAACTGAACGGTTAACTTCTTGCGTAATAGTTTTATAAGTTTTGATAACTGCCGGTGCTTGAATAGATGCGACCTTAGCTTCTAGTGCTGCAACCTTTTCATCAAAAGATGATCGAGCTTCTTCTACTGCTGCGATGGCTGAAATTTTGCCTTCTTCAATCTTGGTGATTGTGTTGGCTTCGATTTCATCTAATTTTGCAATGATTTGTTCTGACATGATATTTCCTTAAATGCGTTTTGAAAGGGCTTTCATTAACTCTCGTGCTTCTAAAGCAGCGATTATTAAATCAGCTTCGTTTACCACCGCGTCAGAATCACTCTGTGCTGGGGCTTTTTGAATAGGCTTAGTAGCATCACGCTGTTCTAAAACTTTTTTCAAAATAGAAGACGCGGTGGTCGCATCTTTTTTCGATAATCCTGCATCACGCAAGACCATCTCAATTGCGCGAGGGTTGGTTTTTCCCTCGTCATCAAAATATTCTAATGTTTGTATGCTTGCTTCTAAATTGTTTGGGTACATAACGACAGACACTTCGCGCAAACCGCCTTTGGTGATTTGAAAGTAAGCATCGTCACCTTCGCTTGCAGGGTCAATCATCACGCCTTCAGCGTCGACGTAGCAAGCCTCATCAGCATATGCGCCAACACTTACGCCGCCAAATAAATTTGGGGATTCTTTTAAAACTTTATACATGTCCATGCCGACAGAGGTTTCTATAAACAATCTGCCGTTTGCAGTCATGCCTTCTTTATCGAACGTAACGGATTCCCATTGGCCTACCGGCATACCCATGTCGTTATGGTTTAAAAACATTGGCATGGGTTTGCCTACATCTGCAAACTCTTTTGCCCAATCAGCAAAGCCCTCAGGCTGGTAGTTAAACTTGCGCCCGTCTGCGCCTTCTCTCGCGCCCCAAGTGGTAACGCGTGCTTCAATTGTTCCTAAACTATTTATCGCTTCGTTTGCGTTTGGTTCTAACTGTAGTTTTGCCTCGCAAACTAGAGTGATATTTTTCATTGATTGCCCCAAGATTTATCGACTGATCGTTATCTTGTATTGTGAGCAAATCTATTGTTTTCGGTATTTTAACACTAGGTGTCTTAATTTGCGAATTTAATAGATTATATATTGTTTTGTCAATCATATTATGTCGTGCCTATATTGCCTTTGCGCGTTTGATTGCCACCTCCACCGCCAGTATCCTGCGGTGAGCTACCGCTAACAGGCTCAAACTTTCCGCCGGTTGTTAAGTCATCGTACCCGTCAATTTTAGCCATGTTCATATACTCGCGACCTTCATTTTGAGTCATTATGCCTGCGCTAACACCCTGTGCAACAAAGTTAATTTGATCTAACGCAGCGCCTTTTAAAAAGTCTTTAGTGTCAAACCGCACAACTAGATTTGGAAAACCTTTAAATAAATGACTGTTTAGCTTTTGCTCGATGTTGATAATCATCGGATACATTGTCGCTTTGTAAAACTCGTCCATCATGGTTTGCGTATTATTATACTTTTGATCAGCAATACCTAACATGCTTGGTGGTACACCAAAAAGCCCACAGATACGCTTCATTGTCTGCTCTTTTAGAGCTTGAGTTTGCGTGTCTTGCAAGGTTAAAACATCTAGCGGTTGGTACTTCATACCTTGATCTAAAAGCATACCTTGACCAGGCTTAGATTGATCTGTTGATCTGCTACCCGTCATGCTTGACCATGCCTCTTTAAGTCGCGCAGCAATTTCCTTGTACTTTGCGTCAGGTATAACTTGCTCAGTTACAAACATGCCACTGGGTTTTGCACCGTTTTGCATAATAAAGTTTGCGTATAAATCAATGTCTTGATCAAGCGCAACAAGCTCGGTAGCCAATATGCCCTTATTAAAACCCGCGCTACCTTGCCAGGCGGCCTCTTTAATATGCATAACTTGGTGAGCAGATAAAGGCTCATTATGATTAAACCCGTAGCTTGGTGTTGAAAGCTGGTAACTAGGATACCGCGCCTCGGTAAGACGTGCACTGATTAAAGTGCTATCAAGGTTATACATTTCAATCGGTGTTTGCAAACTCTCGTCTTGCTTAGCACGCCACCACAAAGTAAACGTTTCGCCTGATAGGTCTTGCCACAAACACCACTGATACCAAAACTCATACTGTGACTGAAAGTTATTCGGACAGCGCAGTAAATTTAAAACTTGCTTGGCCTTGGCTTTGTCACGCACGCCTACTTTTGATGATGCTAGCGCGTCAACAAATGTACCGTCGTCGGTCTTGGTCATTATGGCTATAGGTAGTTGCGCTAACGCACGAGCCTTAACGCCACAAGCTGCCATTACGGTTGAGTTGCGGGTGAGCATAGACATATCAACCACACGGCCTGCGGTCGTGGCACTACTGGTTGTTACATAGAGTAGCTGTTGGCTTACTGTTTGCTTGCCGTTTGCGCCTTGGTAAAGTACGTTGTTGCCAAGCTGAGTTTGACCGAATAGCGTATTAGCTTCTAATTGAGTTGGTTTTTTACTTTTGAATATATCAAAAACGCCCATGCTTACACCCAATAAGATAACAATTGTTTATCAATTTTAAACTAAAAGCTACGAAAACCAAAACTATTTGAAACACTTGGTGTATCAAGGCTCGAATGCATGCTAATAATTAAAGCAATTATTCCATCAACTTTAGCTGCTTTGTCCGCTTCGTTCTTGCGTACTTTAATGTTGCTATTCACGTCTGTATAAACCTCACAGTTTCCTAACTGCCAGCCTACAAACGGATTACCGTCATGTTTAATTTGATGATTAAGTATTAACTTTTCTACTTGTTTACTGGGATTGTTTAAAACCGCCATAGACTGCCCAACTTTCTTAACGGGTATACCCGCTTCATACAATCTAGACACTAGCGCAGCGGAATTATAAGAGTCGTAGCCTACTTCCTTAACATCATAAACACTACATTGTTGCTTAATGTATTCGCTTATTTCTCTATCGTCCATAACGTTACCTTCGGTCAACTTTAGTATTCCGCTTGCGATGGCAACTCTAAAAATATCAGAATAATGTTTTGGTATTAAATCAAACCCTGCCTCCGGTAAAAAGAATTGCCATTGCGCCTCGTAGTCTAATTCACCGTATCGTTTAAGCGTACAGACTGCATTTAAGTCCCGCGTGGCTGCTAAGTCAAACCCAATGAATACAGATTCCGGCTGGCGGTCAGTTAGGCCAATAGATTTCTCATTGTCCCAAAACGCGCGATCAAGCCAAGCCGTGTTAGCCGACACAAATATGTTAAGTGTTTTACAAAGAAAATCATTTAGCGCAGCAGGTTTGTGTTTTGCTTCTTCTGCACGCTGTGCAATCGCTTCATCAAATACACTTATGCCGTGCATAGGGTTAGCTTTTAACCAACTCTTGGGGTCTTGCCAATCGTCTTGCGGGTCAAGCCCATAGAGCAGGCCAAACCATTTTGGGTTATCCACGGCTTCGCCATTTAACATCGAACGCATCATTGACATATCTTCGTGAAACTTTGTGTCCTTAGTAAATGATGCTGTAGTAATGTAAATTCGCAATGGGTTTTGCCGAGCTACCATGCCTGAATGCAGGACTTCAATCGAGTTGCGATCAACAATCTGCGCAGCTTCGTCAACGATTACGCAAGATGGGTTTTTACCGTCACCCGTTTTCTTTGTATCTCTGCTCAGCGCTTTAAACATACTTTGCGCGTCACCGACTTTCTTAATCTCATATTTTGATTGCATAAACAATTTGCCAAAGTCGGCAGGCATGTAATCAATAAAACCCTTTGCAGCATCAAAGACGATAGTAGCTTGCTCGCGGTTAGTTGCTAGTGTGTAGACCTCTGCGCCTGACTCACCACAGAAAAGTTCGTACAACCCAATTAAAGCCGTCAGGGTAGACTTGCCTGCCTTGCGCGGTATGTAAACAATGACGTCTGACACCATGCGCTTCTCACGGTCTTTCTTATCTCTAAAACCATAGACCGCACAAATGATAAATATTTGGAATGGTTCTAAAACAATTGGTTGCCCGGCTTGATGCCCTTTCGTGTGCCGTAGCTGGGTAGCAAATTCCAACACATGTTGCGGGTAATCCTCATCAAATACCCACCGCCAGTCGTGATTCTCGTATTGATTTAAAAACCGTTGACATGCTAATCGAACGTCTCGGCAGACGTTAACGTTGCCCTTCGCGACCTCTTTAGCGTAGACGACGCCAGTTTGCCAGATCACCCTTTCGGCCCGCGCATAAATTTACTAGCATCACCTTGATCACCTGATTTATTTAAACTTAACCTGCCTCTAGGCGTTAACCCTAATTCATTCATTAGTTGAATAATAAGTGTAGTAACTTTCATTTGTAAAGATACAAAAGGACTCGGGCCAATAGCAGCACCGTTATTTAGTTTCATAACTAGCCCTGTTTTCTTTAACCCGATTTCGCAAAATACATATTTATCTACATAGCCAGCCAGCATTGACAAGGTGTGTTTATCTTGATCGCTTCCAATTCCGTACACTTCGTGTAAGAACTCTGCGGTTTCTTCAATAAACTTGTCTTTGTCCCAAGTAGTTGGGTCATCAAGCCAATCAGCTTTTGGAATTCTTTTTTTAATGTTGTTAGGAATAGACGCAACATTTTTAGTGGACTTGCCTCTCGGTCTAGTCCCATCGATCAGGTGAAGCTCAGGTGGTTTCTTATTCATAAAACTAGTTTAATCTTAAAAACCTAAACTGGTCAAATTACCCTGTGCCTTTTTGGT